CGACAATCGTGGAAGAATTCGACTGAAGAACATAAAAGTTGTGGGAAGGTAAAGTTGCACCGGTGCAACAGGTGGAGTATGGCAAATCATTCCTTACGCTTGACACGTAATTTTGATCCGGGGGTATGTATAAAGACACTGGGACTGGAGGAAAAGGGAAGGCTGCAGCAGATCTGTGCAAATGAAATATTACGTTTATCAGATCCGTATGTTCCGTTTGATGTGGGATCACTCCGAGATAGTGGACATATTGAGGATGATGCGGATGTTGTGTGGAACACACAGTACGCTCATTACATGTGGGAAGGCATCGTCTATGAGGATCCGGATCTGCATTGTGCAGGATTCCAGACGGAGAATGGATGGAGATCACGAAAAAATGTGCAAAAGATTCCAACAACACGAAGCCTGGAATATGGTAACGGTACACTGCGAGGGGCACACTGGGCAGACCGTATGCTGCAGAATGGCGGACTCGAAAAGATAGAGAAGAAACTTCAGGAGGAACTGCTGAAATGACGGTATCACAATCCATTATAAAATGGCTGAAAGAATTCTCTCCGGAGAGTATGAAACATATCGACACAGACCGGTTGCGTGGCAACGTCAATTTTGCGTTAGTCAAGGAACCTATGACTAATGTGAGAAAGTATATCAGCGGGGTCGAAATCCACAAG